ATAAATACCGAAAAAATTCTTGGAAAATAAATCCAATAAATTATACGCTATATTTTTTATTGTATAATTTGCAAATGCAGCAATACCATATAATCCCCAAATAAACGAAAAATAATAAAATGTTTGTACCCCAATATCTGTGTATATTGCGTAATTATAATAAATAATATAAAACATAGCAAAAAATGGTATAAACCCTAAAATGATTCCCAAATTTTTCGGTAGTTGTTTCATTTCCACTAAATAACCAAACAATAACATCAATGTATTTAATATGAAAATAGGAACTAAAGTAGGTGTATTTTTTTCCACAATTTCTAAAATGGTTTCTTTGGTTTTATCAGCATGATCCTTTTTCAAATGAAGTAAATAAACACAATAAGTAAATAACATGGTTGGTGTAGTAATTACCCAGTCATAATATCGATTCGGTGTTATATTTTTTATATTTTGGAAATTCGTCAATAACCAAAAATAAAACATTCCTTCAATAACTTGAACATAAATTTCGATTTTTAATAATTCTCTTACAATATGATAATAATCATCGTGATTAAAGGTCAATACATAAACGTCGAAAACTCCCGTAAATATTTGAACCAAAAAGGAAAATATTCCGGAAAATAACAAAATATTCATTATATTAGAAATATATTTTTTTTACGTTTACTAGTATAAATATTCAAATTTACAAAAAATATATAGAAAATCATTGATTCACTATATATAATTCATAAATAATTAATCACATGGATGCTATTAAAGAACGACTTGATCAATTTTATATATCCAAAAAAATACCACATTTAATATTTCACGGTGCATCTGGAACCGGAAAACGCACCATTGTACACGATTTTTTATTAAAAATATATAATGGAGATAAATCGATTATGAAATCAAATATCATGTTGGTAAATTGTGCACATGGTAAGGGAATCAAATTTATTCGGGAAGAACTCAAATTTTTCGCAAAATCAAATATTCAAACCAATAAAGGTATATTATTCAAAACCATTGTTTTATTGAATGCGGATTTTCTTACAATCGACGCACAATCAGCACTTCGTCGTTGTATTGAATTATTTAGTATAAATACACGATTTTTTATTATTGTAGAAAATAAAAATAAATTATTGAATCCCATATTATCTCGATTTTGTGAAATATATATTCCAGAAAAAATAGATGAAAATGGAAATATTCTTAATTTACATAAATATAACAAAATAAATTTCGAAGAAAAGAGAGAAAACGAATTATTTAACGAAAAAATGGAAAAAATATACAAAATTAAGAAACTTTCACATTTAGATTTAGTAAAATTAGCATCGGAATTATATGAATTAGGATATTCTTGTTTAGATGTAGTTGAATATATGAAAACAAATACCCATTTTTCAGAAGAAAAAATATCCGAAATCGTTTTATGTTTTGATAAAGTTCGTCAAGAATTTCGTTGTGAAAAACTATTGATGCTTTACATGTTTGATTATATTTTTTTACGTTCAAACACTGATTTGAAAAATATAGGTTTTATATAAAAATGGACGATTTTGTAATTTCAAATTTAAATGAATCACGTAATGAATGGTGTGCACGTTTAGTGAGTATTTTTACACCATTAATAAGAGAAGGAATACAATCCATTTTCAATGAAGCATGGAAACTTTGTTTAGATACCAATGAAATCAATAAATATTTAATGACCTTTCAAAATTTATTATCACGAATTCCAAAATGGAATTCCATTATTGTAGAAGAAGAACGAAAACGAATTATACAACGAAGTGGATGTAATTATTTAGAAGATTTAATTACTTGTGTACATATTATTCAATTGAAAGTTCTTACATGTATTCGTGTTGGAAATAAACAGAAAAAAATCGATATATCCATACCAAAATTAGACACTTTCATACATAAAATATATATTCATGTTGCTCGTAAAGCTTATATGAATGTATATTTATTTGAGAAAAATATTACACCATTACAAGTTCAAAAAAATAATCGTGAATTAGAAGTAATTATCGGAGAATGTATTTTAATGGCGATTCGGGAAAGTATTCCAACAGAAGAAATTATTCGAGCATATATGGATGAATCGGTTGAACAAGAAGAAGAAGTTGTCATTGAAAATATTGAAGATCCTGTGTTAGAACCCGAAAAAGAAAAAGAAAATGAACTTTTGGAAAAGGAACGAAACAAAGAATTAAATGAAACAATTCCGAATATAATTCCCGCAATTAAAAATATAGACGATGAACCGGTAACCACTCGATTAACATTTAATGATTACGATAAAGTATTAACTGGTGAAAATAATGTGGAAGAAATCGACGCTCCCAAAACCATTGAGCGTTTAGAAGAAATTAGTAGTGAACGAGCAATTCAACGAAAATTAGAAGAAGAAGATAGCGACGACGATTATGATGATAAAATAAATATTGATACAAGTGCCAATGTAGATTTAGGAATGTTGGATATATTTGATTTGAATAGTTCTGAAGGATCGAAATCGAATGATTCGGATATTGTATTATTGAATGATGTGGAAGAATTATTTTGATGTCACAAAAATCTAGAAAAAAGAGAAAAGCGTTATAAATTAGAAAAAAATTTTTAATTATAATCTATTAATGGAGAACTTATTTTTAATAGCCATGATTACTACAGTTTTGTTTATAGGAATTAAATTTATAGAAATGAAATATTTAGAAAAAGAAATGAAACCATTGAAAGAATTAGTAAGAGACGGATTGGTTGTATTTGTTTCAACCATTGTCGCTAGTTATGGATTTGTATATTCCAACAGTTCTATCAATGATTTTTTCAATATCATTACAGAAAATAAAGTAATGAATACAAACACTACGCAAATATTTACAGATAATCCGGGATTTTAAGTATTTGATTTGCGTAAATAAAATAGTTCAAAAATAATTTCATATAAAAATATGAAATTAGTATTTAGTTCTTTCTTGTTTTTTTCCAATTTTATACATAACACGTATTATCGAAATTATGTATATGCTTGGTTATTTTTATTGTTGACGCTAACATCGATTTTCATACATTCTGAAATTTTTATAGAATCCTTTGAAATGCATAATTTCATTTTATTGATGGATAAAATGGTCATCATGAATATATTTTTTTATGGACTATATTTGTATTGGAACTCTGGCATTTCGATTATTCCAATTATTTCCGTCATTTTAGTAACACTGTTATATGCAAATATTTATAATAGCACAAACAAAGAATGTGAAAATATGCATATGATAATGCATATTATCGGTTGTGTAGGACATCACTTTATTATACATGATTATGGAAATTATTTGGAATTAGAAAATAAAAAAATAAAAATGAAAAATTATTTGATTAATAAAATGCATATGGATGCTGAATTTTGGGGAATGGTATGTCCAGCACTCGTTGAACCATATAATGTAATCGATGGATATTGAGATGTATTATTAATTACTTCTAATTTACAAGCAAATCCAGTAGTTGAATTGGGAGTTTCAATATTTATGTCACTAGCTAATATTTCAGTTATAAATGTAGTCGACAAAGACGAACCCGATAATGATCCAATGGTTGCACCTGGTATCATTGTACCATTTTTTGTAATTATTATTTGTGCTGCTTCTAATTGATTAACGTTTAATATTATTTGATAATATCCTTCTTTCCATATCCAAATTTCAGGAGTATTTACTACATGATTACAATCACCTTCTTTATAACTATATGTATCAAACACTATTGGATTATTTTGTAAAATAATTTGTTCATTTGTAGTATATAAAGAAATAAAGGTAGATGATAATTTACCATCCGAACCGGTAGGACCCATTTCTCCAGTAGGACCCATTTCTCCAGTAGGACCCATTTCTCCAGTAGGACCCATTTCTCCAGTAGGACCCATTTCTCCAGTAGGACCCATTTCTCCGGTAGATCCCATTTCCCCAGTAGGTCCCATTTCCCCAGTAGGTCCCATTTCCCCAGTAGGTCCCATTTCTCCGGTAGGTCCCGTAGCTCCCATTTTGCAAGTAGTTACATAAATAATACTATCATGATAGTGTGTTTTCAAATCAATGACTTCGGAACTATCACTAATTGAGTAAGAACAATCAATAATTTCAACAGTTTCCATTATATAATATATATTAATAATATTTTTTAGATCTAAACATAATTTATGACCATAATAGATTTACAATTATAATTACAATTTTAGAAAACAGAATAGTTATAGTAGTACTATACTACATCTTTAGGGATTTGTAAAAATAACTAAAAATAGTTAAAAAATTGATTTAAAAAATAATCAATATAATATATACATATTGATTATGGAAGTTTCAAAATATACTTGTAATAAATGCGGAAAAGGATTTTCACAAAAATCGCATTATAACCAACATATAAATAGAAAAAATCCTTGTGTGCATGAAAACAAATTGAAAATATATAATGAGGCAAATGAAATCATTAAAGCGAATGAAATGGTAAATACAAATACTACATCATCATATACTTTTATAGAAGTATGTGCAGGTGGTGGTGGTTTAAGTAGTGGTTTGATGAAAGCAGGATTTATACCATTGTTATTAAACGATAATAATAAAGATTGTTGCGAAACATTAAAAAAAAATCATCCAGGAACAAATGTAGTATGTTCATCCATGGAAACCATCGATTTAACACCTTATGTTGGAAAAGTCGATTTATTTACAGGTGGTGTTCCTTGTCAAAGTTTCTCTCAAGCCGGATTGAGAAAAGGATTAGAAGATCCGCGGGGAGAATTAATGTTAAAATTTGCAGATATGTTACATATTTTAAAACCCAAAATGTTTATGATAGAAAATGTAAAAGGTTTGATTACACATAATTCTGGTGAAACGATCAAACAAATTATTGAATTATTAAATCGAGAGAATTTGTATAGTATACAATATAAATTATTGAATGCGGCAGAATATAGTGTTCCACAAAAGAGAGAACGAGTATTTATTATTGGTACTTTAATTACAGAAAATCTCTCTTTTCAATTCCCAGAAAAAAATGAAAATCCGATTTTGTTGAGAGATGTATTACAAAATGTACCTGTTTCTGAATGTGCAAAATATAATCAAGAAAAAATTGATTTATTTAAAATGATCCCACAAGGTGGTTGTTGGGTAAATTTACCAGAAGATAAACAACGGGAATATTTAGGCAATAGTTTCTTTTCAGGAGGTGGAAAACGTGGAATTTTATACAGATTATCCATGGACAAACCATCTCTTACATTATTATGTACTCCTTCACAAAAACAAACGGAACGTTGTCATCCATTGGAAGAACGACCATTATCGATTCGGGAATATGCACGTATTCAAACATTTGATGATGATTATGCATTTACAGGAAGTATTGCATCACAATATAAACAAATAGGTAATGCAGTTCCAGTTGAATTGGCCAGACAAGTTGGATTACAAATAAAAAATGCGCTTACTGGATTATTGTAAATTGTAAATTATTATTATTCTAGGAAAAGGGTTTATTATGAATGATTACTATAAAAATCGTTAATTGTTTTTTTTACGAATTCTATAATGATTTGTGTATTCTCTCCCAAAATCAATGTTAAAAGTTCCATACCAACGTAATGATGTATTTCTACACCATCATGATGAATGATTTTTACAGTACCTTTTAATGTTTTTGCTTCATTATCTGCATTTATATTACCATAAATACAGATATAATCAGGATGTTCTTTTTTGAATCTAGCTAATTTATCCAAATTCGCTTTTTTTGAAGATCCATTATCTGTATTGGTTCGATTTTTCAATTCCATTGCAATTTTTCGAGTGTCGGATAAAATGTCCAATCCAGTTTCATGTCCTACACCCAAATCTTTGAAGGAATCATAATTGCCCAATACAACTTGCCAAATATCACCGATTTTCATTTGATGTTGTTTTTCTTTTAAACAAATATATTTATTTTTCTTTGTATATTCATTATCCAAAATATCATAGGTAAGAACTGTTTTTTCCTCTCTAGATAAAATGATTTGGATTTTTCTCTCCATTTCTTGTAAATAATTTTCCATAATAAACATTTTTGTTGAAATATTTTTGTTTTTCCATAATAAAAATATTTCAATTTTACACAGAAACGAAAAAATAATCGTTGTTGAAAATCGTTTTTAATTTTATTGAACGACTCATTTTTGCGGGAGATATTTTTTCAGCGTTTGCTGCTTTTGCAATTGTTTCCCAATTTCCTAATAATTCATTTGTTTCTATTTTTCGTTTTTCCACTTTTTTTCCAGTGGAAGATGTTTTCTTATAATCATTGGATTGTTCGGAATTCAATTCTATTCCATAATATCCTTGACCTGAACCGGTTTTTGACCAAATAGTTGTAAATAATGTATAACCAGATAATTTCAAATATGATTTTAATTCGTCGTCTTCTTTATTAGTAATTTCTTTTCCTACTAGTTTTTTCCAAGATATATATTCTTTGGATAAATTGGAATGTAAAACTTTGCCATTTGGAGAAAATGTTGCACTGTGAAAAATAAAAGTTTCAGCATCACAAGGTAGCAATTGTTTTTTGTATATAATTTCTTTCAATTTAATTCCTTTATAACCGTATATTATTTGATTTTTATCTTGTATAGATAATCTAGATTGTTTGAATTTTGTATCTAAAAATGATTTTAGTTCGTGATACATTTCTTTTTGAGCAGTTTTTGACCATATTCTATATTGACCTAATATTTCAGTAGAACATACTTCTACATCTGATCTAACAATACAACATTCTTCAATATACTTTTGAAAATGTTGTATTCTCTCGGATTCTTTTTTTTTAATTTGTATTTCCAATTCTTTTTTTTCTCTTTCTTCAATCGTTTCTTCAATTTCTTCTGTTTGTGTACTAATTTCATTCGTTGAAATATTGTTTTTTATATTATTTATTATCATATTTTGATATTCATATATTTTTTGTAATTTATTTAAACGTTCTCCGGAATTAGTATTTTGAGTTAGTTTCATAAAATTTACAAAATTAATAATAACAATTTTGGCTTCTTCAACATCGATTTGAAATACTTCATCTTGAATTTTATAATTATTTAAAATGCTATGTATAACTTTTTCAAACAATTTTATATCTATATTCAAAATTGGTATAGTAAATTCTATTTTGCCGTGTTTATTTATTTGTTTATATGGTTTTACTCGTTTATGAACATTTAATGTAATACCAATTTTTAATTCTGGTTTTTGTAATTGTGTATTTGTATTCCAAATATAAATAGTTGGTATATTATCCGTTGATTCTTCTAATTTTTGTTGTAATATTATATTTTCTTGTTTTGCTTCTTCTAATTGTTGTTGTAACGTATATGTACCTTTCAAACGTATTTCTTTGATAACTTCACAAACCCAATTTTGAAATGTTTCTGCAATTGGTTTTCTGGAACGAAATAATACTTTATATAAACCTTTTTCTGTTAAAAACGTTACTGACTGATTACCACCATTTGTTTGTGATATAATCGATACTTTTTCTGTTTCATCATAATCCATTATACTATTTCGGATTGCTGAAATTTCTAATATTTCTGCTATATCACTTGCTCGAAATAATGGGTCATTGTTTGTACCTTTTATTACTATTTCTGTGTGTAATTTATTTGTATTGAATGCTTTTACGATTTCCATTAATGGTCGTTATAATATAAATAACTACCTTTATTTATATTATTTTATGAATATTATAAATTATAATTTACAAAGGTTGTTCGAATTATATGCATCCTTTCATCGAATGACATTTCATTTTACCATTTATTCTTTTTCACTGTAATTGGAGGACCAGCACTTTTCTTTTTCGATTTGTTTGGATCATACTCATCTTCGTCATCCGATCCAATATTTTTGGAAATTTCCCAGAATTCTTTCGATCCTAACCTGAAATCGGGTCGTTTTTCTGCTTTATACCAAAAAATTTGGTCATTCAATTTATTCGATTTCGCATTATTGTTAATGACCAAACACTCATAATTCTCTGTAGTCTGATCCATTACCGAGTTATAAGATTCAAATGTTGGAAACATCGATGCATAATTCTCCCATATTCTTTTTCGGTTGGTCATATAGGGTTCTCTTAAAATAAAAACGTAATCTATATTGGTGCGGAGATTTGGCGGAATTCCAAGCGGATACTGCATTGTAATGATCAACATTATCTTCCAATGACGTCCGTTCATAAAAAGTAATCTCATCAATTTATCACGAGTCCAAGATTGATCATAAAGACAATCATCTAAAATAACAAATGCACGAGGGTCAATGGTTGTTTTCTTATAAGTTTCGATTTCTTTATTGACTTGTTTTAAAACCACTTTTTGTCTTTTTAATATATTTTCAATTAAAACGGTGTTATATTCTTCATGTATGAATAATTTAGGAACATGACTTGCATAAAAACCATTTCCTGCTTCTGTTCCTGAAATAACAGTTCCAATCGGTATATCCTGATGATGAAATAATAAATCACGAACCAAATAAGATTTACCAGTATCACGACGTCCAATCATGACAATCACGGGACCTTTATTTTCATCGGGTTTGAATGTTATTGTACGCATATCAAATTTTTTCAATTCCAAAGTCATTTAATTTATATATATATAATTATAATTTTGGAAAAAACGCAACTTATAAGTTCAATTCATTTTTTTTTAGTATTCTAATTTTAATATATGACTTCTAAATTTCCTTTAGGATACAAGAAAATAAATAATATTGATCTAACAGTTTTAACAAAACAATATAGTGAAAAAAATCCACAAGATGAAGGTAAATATGCCCCCTTTCAAATAACTCATTTACAAAATTATAATCCAACATATAATGAATATTTTGAATTAACACCCAATAATTATAATTCCATCGCCCTTAATCATAAATATCATTTTTTAGATTTACATAAAATATATGATTCAAATACAAATAGTATTCTTTCTAAAGAATGTTTTATTAAATTTTCACCTCTTTTAGACCCAGTACGATTCCTTATTGGAAAATATTTTAAAAAAGAGGAACGATCTAAACTAATAGAATTACCATCTATTCAAAAATCAGTTTTTCCAAAATTACAAAGCATACATAATGCATCTTATGTAGATAATTTTTTCTGTTATTTAAGTAGTCAACTATTACACAATCATGGTTTCATACATGGCATTGATTATTATGGTTCTTTTTTAGGAATTCAAGAAAAATATAAAATGAACATTTTAGATGATATCGATTATTTAAACCAATCCGAATATTTCTTAAAAAACCGTAATGTTATGTATGAAATATATGAATATGAAGATCCTTTTTCTAATTTTGGATCTCGATGTAACAAACACCGATTGGACATTCATAATAATACAGAAGTATCTCATATTTCGATTGAAGATTTGGAAATAATAAATGTTAATAAAAATGAAAATAGCGAAAATAATACAGTAGAAAAAGAAACAAAAGAATTGCTTTATGAAAAAAATGATTCTGAAAATGAAAATTCAGAAGATGATTCTTCCAACAATAGTGAAATGAATTATACATCGGACGATGAATCTGATGATGAATCGCAGGAATCAGATAGTTCGGAAGGATTGGAAGGATCGGAAGGATTGGAGGAATCAGAAGAATCAGAAGGATCAGAAGGATCAGAAGGATCAGAAGGATCAGAAGGATCAGAAGAATCAGACGAATCCGAAGGATCAGAAGGATCAGAAGAATCCGAAGGATCAGAAGGATCAGAAGAATCAGAAGAAAAATCCATCTTTGCATATATTAAAAACTTTCCTATACAAATGATTTGTCTCGAAAAATGCCACGGAACTATCGATGAATTATTTTCAAAAGGTAAAATGAATGAAATAAATAGTGCTTCAGCACTTTTTCAAATTGTAATGAATTTAATTGCTTATCAAAAATCATTCCATTTTACACATAACGATCTTCATACAAATAATATTGTATATATAGAAACAGAAATAGAATATTTATATTATAAGTACAATGGAAAAATATACAAAGTACCAACTTATGGTAAAATATATAAAATCATCGATTTTGGACGAGCCATATATAAATTGAACGGTAAAATATATTGCAGTGATAGTTTTGATGTGGAAGGAGACGCTTCTACACAATATAATTGTGAACCTTTTTTCAATGAAAAGAAACCTCGTTTAGAACCTAATTTCAGTTTTGATTTATGTCGTCTTGGTTGTTCCATTTATGATTTTATTTTGGATGAAATCCTAGACGAAAATGAAGACATTGACGATTTACAAAGAACGATTATAAGATGGTGTAGTGATGATAACAATAAAAACGTATTATATAAAAAAAATGGAGAAGATAGATATCCTAATTTTAAATTATATAAAATGATTGCTCGTTCTGTGAATAAACATATACCAAGTACTCAATTAGATGATCCATATTTCAGCCAATTTTTATATGAAAAAAATAATATTCTTGAAATGGAAAAGATTATGGATATAGATCGTTTACCTTGTTTTGTATAAGACAAATAATATAATATTTTATAATATTTTATATTATTTTTAGACTCCGGACTGAAAAAAATAACTAGTCATACTATGTATTCATTTATACCAGTGAAGATGTTAATCCACAACCCGTTAGGATTTTCTATTGAAATATGTAACTGGTAATTTGTTGAAGAATTTATCCGTCGTCTGGATTAAATTATTCAACGGTTTAATCTGATTGTGAATTGCTACGACCACTATTCCCAGTAGGACCAGTTGATCCAGTAGGACCAGTTGATCCAGTAGGACCAGTTGACCCATTAGAACCCGATTCTCCAGTAGGACCCGTTACAAAAGAATCAGCACCAGACGCTCCAGTAGGACCCGTTACAAAAGAATCAGCACCAGACGCTCCAGTAGGACCAGTTACAAAAGAATCAGCACCAGACGCTCCAGTAGGACCAGTTACAAAAGAATCATTTCCTTTAGACCCAGTTTGACCAGTAGGACCAGTTACGAAAGAATCATTTCCTTTACAACCGGTAGGACCAGTGGATCCAGGAGGGCCACATGGTCCAGTAGGACCTCGTGTTCGAATATAAATGACACGAGTTTTGCATTTCTTTTCATCTTGATCATAAATGGAACTATATTCGGAAATGTCATCCTCTTTATCGAAACATTTTTTCAGTCCCTCGCCCCTTCAACGTCTTCTAGATCCATCCGATGAACTAGAACTTGATCTGGAATGAGATCTTCGGCTGCGACTGCGTCGATGACGTCTTCCATAATCACCACCATAAATATTTACATCTCCATTTCCGTTGCCAGGTCCATTTTGACCTCTTCCTCCATAACCACCCCAGGGTCCAGCCCAAGGTCCAGCCCAAGGTCCAACACCAGGTCCAAAGAAGGCAGGATCAGCAAAACGTCCAAGATATTCACTTTGTTTGAAATTGCTGTTATCAACGGTAGCATCATTCAAAGCATCACGAAGTCTATCTCTATCAATTAAATCAACCTTTTCTTTAACACTGCAGCAGCATTCACTGATTTTGTCAGAAAGGAAACTTTGTGTTTTGAGAGCTTCGTATTTAGCATCAGCTAATTGAGCACTGATTTGAGCACCTAATTTTTGTTGTTCTAATTGGCTAATCGAGAAATTAGTAGAGGCTTGAGAAGCTAATTCACTTTTGACTTTTTGAAGTTCAAGTTGATTCATAGCAAAATGATTATCCCCTTTACTGGATAAATATTCTTTGACTCTTTGTTGTTCTAATAAGAGATTAGAATAATGAGCAGAGGCCAAATTTTCTAATTCGGATTTGGATTTTTGGGCTTCAAGTTGACTTACAGCAAATTGATTATCAACTTTTCCCATAAAATGACCAATATTTTTGGTATTTTCATACAAAGATTTTTGTTGTTCCAATAATAAAGAAGCAAATTGACCATCTGTTTTTGCTTCAAATTGATTGATGACTTTGGCATTTTCCATAATTCCTTTTTGTTGTTCTAATAAAAGACTTGAAAAATTTTTAGCTTGTTCCAAGGCAACATTTGAGAAACCGGTAACAATTCCGGTTCGTTGTTCCCAAGCAGCACTAGCAACTTCATTACGA